GTATCCCAACCATACGTAGCAAAGTTGGTTAAAAGGGGTATGCCGCTAACAACCAAGCAAGAGGCGGAGCTTTGGAGGCTTGAGGCTAAAAAAAGGCCACACAAGAAAGCCCTTCAACCCCAAACAATTAATCCGCCTGAACCAAAAGACGATTTCGCCAAGGCCGCGGGGTTAGAGCTTGTTGATGAAGTTAAGCGCCTAGCTCAATTAGCGTCTGAAATATCTTCGAGAATCGATATTTCCAAACCGGGCGAAAGGTCCTCCTTAATACAAGATTACACAAGGGTAATTGATCAGCTTAGAAAGCTCAGATCGGATCGCCCAGACATTGAAGAGCGCGAAGGCAAAATGGTGCCTATCGACGAGGCCGACAAGATCCTAGCCCGACGCGATAACGCCCTTATCCCGCTCCTGATGGGCATGGCAAAGCGACTGGCACCGATCTGCGCCCACCGCACGGCCGCCGAGATCCAGATCGAGGTGCAGAATGAGGTGGGGCAGGTGATGCGACAAGTGCAGGCGGCGCTGTGAAGGCGGCCGAGCAGTTACTAGAACGCGAGCGTAGCCGGTGGAACTTTGAGCCACCGCCCAGCGTAATCGAGTGGGCCGAGAAGTATGTGCAGCTGGACAGCCGGATCACGGCACGGCCGGGACTGTACTCCACCAGCTACACGCCCTACGTGGCTGGCGTGCTAGAAGCGTTGGCCGATCCGGGCGTGCATACGGTTACGCTTTGCTGGGGTAGTCAGACAGGCAAGACGCTGACGCTAGCGGTCTGGCTGGCGTACAGGATCGCTAACGACCCAGCGCCGGCGTTGCTGGTTATGCCTAACGCCGATCTGGCTAGAAGCTACAGTGAAACGCGACTGACTCCCATCTTTGAAAAATGCAAACCGGTACGGGCTCTGTTCCCATTCGATAGCGACGACTTTAAAATTTTAGAAATGCAGTTTACTACCATGACCCTCTCGCTGGTCGGATCTAACTCGCCAGCAAACATCAGCTCGCGGCCGGTGTGCATCGCGGTGCTGGATGAGCTGGACAAGTTTGCCCCACCGACAGAAAAGGAAGCGGCCGCATACAACCTAGCGCTAGAGCGCACCAAAGCCTTTCCTAGTCGTAAGCACGTGCTGACCAGTACGCCGACACTAAGCACCGGCGATATCTGGCAGAACTACCAAGCAGGCACACAAGAAACCTACCATGTGCCCTGCCACGCTTGCGGAGAATTTCAAGCGATGGAGTTTGGGCAAGTGCGATGGGCAGACAGCGCACGCAATGCTGACGGAAAGTGGGATCTACAGAAAGTGGCAGACACGGCCGCCTACCATTGTACGAAATGCAACGAGCCATGGACTGAAGGCCACAGACGCTCGGCCGTTGAACAGGGCAAGTGGGTAGCGGCAAATGCAAACGCAGAACGCGGCCGGCGCAGCATGCGCCTACCTAGCTGGTACTCGCCGACCGTCACCTTTGCGGATTGCGCCAAACAATTCCTAACGCAGAAACATTATCTGCATGGGTTGCAGGGGTTCGTGAACGGATGGAGCGCGATGCCGTGGGAAGATCAATTCGACGACGACAAGTCTATCGACATTCCCGCCGGTGCCTTTGCCAAAAAGCAGGAATGGGAAGTGGAACATATAAAACTGGCGGCCATAGACCGACAGATCGACGGGTACTGGTATGTCGTGCGGGCGTTTACCAGGGACGGCCAGAGCCGATTGATCGATGAGGGCAGAGCAAGGACGATCGAGGATGTGGCACAGCACCTAAATGCTTTAGGTGTACAGCCACAGCACACGGCGATGGATAGCGGATACGAGGCCCACGATTCCTACCGCATCTGCGCGAGGTATAAATTTAAAGCATTGAAGGGCGAGGAGCGGCCGAACTACTGGATCGACACGCCGAAGGGCAGGTTAAAATCGGTGCACTCATCGGAGCAACCGACTGACGCAGGCTGTATGCTTCTGCTGCTCAGCTCACCGGCCTGCCAAGATCTGCTGGCATGGTTACGCCGGGGGCAGGGGCCGAGGTGGGAGGTGGCGCACGACGTGTCGCCTGATTACAAAGAGCACATGAGCAGTCACAAAAAGGTGCATCGAATTAATCGGAAAACTGGTCGGGATCTCTACGAGTGGGTGCGGATAAAATCTAGGCAGGATCACTTATACGACTGCGAAACTTACCTGGCTGGCTTTGCGGTCTACGGCAAAGTGATTAAGCCGACAGCCTCAATGGCGGAAACGTTGACACCTGCAGAGGCGTAATGGCTATTTCCCGCAGACTCGTGCGGGCTGTCGCAACGGATTATCTGGCACAAGCATCCGGGGTAACGGCCAGCGCAATCACCGACCTTGCCGCCGACCGCAACGCAGCTATGTCGGGCGCAGCCTCTGGTCGTGCCTTGGTGGGATCATCGGCTGGTGGCCAATCGGCCAGCTTCCAACTCGATATGAAACCGACAGAGCGTGTGGTGCTTTTCCAGTCAGCCATTGATTTCTTAGGCGGCATCAGCGTGAGCCGCACTAACGCAGACTTCAGCTCAATCCTAGACAGCTAATATGGCTAAACCGCTTTCATTGGTTCGCAGATTCGGCGCTGGGGTAAAAGCATTCTCGGCTGGGTTTGGTGCTGGCATCAGCACGTTTCAACCCTACGAGGCCGCAGGCTTTTCCAGGAAACGCCCAGTAATTTACGGGGCGCATGCTCGCGATTCTAAAGCAGATCTAAATGAAGGCACGCGAGTAGAGCTGCTTAAGCTGGCTCGTCACATGTACCGCAACGTCGGGCTGATTAAAGGGGCGGTCGATTCGATTGCCACCTACTCAGTCGGGCCGGGCTTACGGCCGCAGTATCGCGGGAAGAATGCGGAATTTGGCACATTGTGTGAGGAGTACTGGCGCGACGTAGTAACGCCTAACCCAGAGGTGACGGGCCGCATGACTTGGGCAGATCTACTCATGGCGCTGAGCCGATCGATCGACGTGGACGGCGACGTGTTTATCATCATGACCGAGAACGGAAAACTGCAGGTGGTGGAAGGGCACAGAGTTTGCGAGGCCGACCAATACGGCACGGCTGACGGTGTGTTTCTCGGCAAGCTCGGCGAGCCTACCGCTTATCTAATTCAGACGGGCGACGATTACCGCAAGATTCAAGCAGAGGCGATCATGCACCTGATGGAGATCGAGCGGCCTGATCAGATCCGTGGTGGCTCATCACTAGCCCGCGCACTCAATCACGTACGTGATTTAAAAATGCTGGGCGAGTTTGAGAAGGACGCACTGAAACTGCAGGGCAGTATTGCTGCGGTAATTACGACTGCTGAAGGCGACGCCCTAGCTAACACCGGCGGATTCTTTGGCAACATCCAATCCCTAGACACCGGTGAATCCAGCATCGCTCGCGAGGAGATTACATCTTCTGCCACCATCCCTAGGCTTGGCCCAGGTGAAAAGATTGAGATGGTATCACCGACCAGACCTAACAGCAGCTTTGAGCCGTTCGCAAAATTCCTAATTCGCGATGTGGCGATGGGCTTGGGCTTGCCGGTAGAATTTGTTTACGACCCAGCAAGCGTCGGTGGGGCAGGGATGCGGTTCGTGGTGGCAAAAGCGCAGAGGCGATTTGAGCAACGGCAACGGCTACTCATCGACCGATTCTGTAATCGCGCATGGCGCTACTTTATTGGAACAGCGATCGCTAACGGTGATCTGCCAGCTGATGAGGATTATGCCAAGGTTACATGGCAGACGCCGAAGTCGCTGACGGTGGACGCCGGGAGAGAGGCACAGCAATCGCGTGAGGACTATAAGGCTGGGCTGACTACGCTTTCGGATTATTTCGGTGAGCTCGGAATGGATTGGATGGAGGTATCTGATCAAAGGAAAGTAGAGCAGGCTTATCTTGGCGGTGGCGAAGCACAGCCTGAGCCGTTGATCACAAAGATTGGCGTAGGCGGAGCACAAAGCCTGACGGCATTATTGCAGTCGATTGGCCAAGGACTAGTTACACCAGAGCAGGCCGTTGTTATTCTTGTTTCAATCTTTGGAATGAATAAGGACGACGCCGAAAGAATTGCAAAAGGTGCGCCAACAAAATCTTCTACCGCAACAGGCGGAGAGAGTGCGCCAGCCCCACAAGAGCCCGTAGCCGAAGCACCCGCAATCGACGAGCCAACGCCCGTCAATCCCGAGAAAGATCCGAACGCCGGGCCTGATGCTGAGCTGGCGGCCAACGGGCCAGAAACCGTCAAAGAACTAGAACAAGAAATCAAAGTATTGTCCGAATCTTTCACAATGAAGGACGATCCAGACTTTAACCTATCCTCTAAAGAGCTAGATATGGTGGCCAAGGCAGTCGGGTTAAAAGACAAGAAGCCAAAAACTAACCGTAAAAAGTAGTTGTACGCACACTAGCCGCCCATACGATTAGGGCGTGGATGGTAATTCATCGGATGTTATTTACTACGATGACGGCACGATTAGCGTAGTCGGCAAAGTCGTTTCAGTAGGCGCCCCCTATAATCAAACCTATAATCTTAGATCGATTATTGGCACAAGCTACGGCAAGGATAAAAGCGGGCAGCTTGTTTCCTTAATGTGGACTATTTTATCTGTGTTCGGCCTTCTGTTTGGTATTAGCTGCATTACGACAGATTCACCCATTCTTGGTGGGATTATTTTCTTGGGATCAGCTGCAATCTTATGGAAAACCGTTAAAAGCTCTTCTCGCCCCTATGTCGAATTAAAGTTTGGAGGCCTTAATAATCAAATGCTTTTTATGAAAAAAATGGAACAGGCCGAACACCTTGCCGCCTGCATTAACATGGCAATCCAAGACATGCACACGCCACCCGAGCCTGGGCAACCCGTGCAATCTGCACCTATCTTTCCGAGTCCCGTTTTTAGCCGAAACTGATTTGACACCTGTTGGCCAGCATGGCCAACAAATTAAACGGCGTTTCTATTTTAACGGTTGGAGAGGCTAGGGGCCACAACCTAACGATCGACCAAACCTCACTCGAGCAAGCGCTCAAAGTGGCGCAAAGCATGAAGCGGATCAAGGTGACCATGGGCCACGGCGCACCCGTCACCGGCATCCTTGGTTACATCGATAATTTTTTAATCAAAGGCGATCGGCTGATGGGCGATCTAAACCTCTTTAACACTAACGAGGCGCAGTTTGTCGAGCAGCTGGCCCAAGTGCTGCCCGAAGGCTTCGGCATATCTCTTACCTTTAGCGGTGTGCCCGAGATTATGGGGGCGGAACGCTTTGCCCGGGTGACCGAGATCTATGATTGTTCAATCGTTTCTGAGCCTGCGGCTAACCCAGCCGGCATGTTCAGTGCCTTCTGCGCAGTTGACATGCAAAAACTTCAAATGAACGAAGCACCCGTCGAAGTTAAAAAGGAGCTGAGCGAGCCGACCGTAGAGGCCGCACCTGCATCCGCTCCTATCGTCGAAACCGCTCCTGCTCCCATCGAAGCAAAGGCCGAACTGGCCGAAATGCCCGAAGAGAAAAAGGACGAACAGAAGATGGCTGAGCCTACCCTGACCGACATCGCGGGCATGTTGAGCAAATTGATCGGCATGCTGACCCCCAAGACCGAAGAGGGCGAAGATGACGAGGAAATGACTTACAAAAAAGAAGAGATGGCTAAAGCCAACGACAAGACGGTAACCACTTTGGAAAAAGCCAAGGCCGACGCTGCTGGCGCAGTGGCGGTTCCCGCTGAATCGAGCCAACCGCTCGGCCGGGCTGAGATCCTTACACAATTCAACGCGGAAAAGAATCCGACCCGTCGGTCGGAACTTCTTCGCAAACTCGGACTGTAATCAGTCCACTAGGAGAATACTAAAATGGCAAATACACTCGGAACAACGAATGCCAATGTAATCGCCCAGCGCGCGCTGGAGATTCTTGTGGCTGACTACAGCTTCCTTCGCAACTCTGTCACCGATTTTTCGGCTGACGCAGCGAAGTACAACGCGTCCGTCTTTACGGCTCGCATCAGCGCCACGACCGCGCAGGACTATTCACAGTCCACCGGTTATGCAGCGACTGCTGTGACCCAGACAGACGTTCAAATCACCCTTAACAAATTCAAGCACGTCAGCTACTCGGTTGATGACTCTGAGCGCACTAGCTCAAACATTAACTTGATCGAGCGCTTTGCCGGTTCTGCCGCGCACGCCCTCGGCTTGCAAATGGTGGGTGACTTGCTCGCGCTTGTTACTTCCAGCAGCTTCACCAGCGCCCTTACGGTCGCGTCGTCTGCCTTCAGCTACCGCTCGGTAGTCTCGGCTGGCATCACCCTTAACAACAACAACAGCCCGGTCAACGGCCGCTACGCTGTTCTTAACCCCAGCTTCTACGGTGCGCTCTTAAATGATACGACCGTCGTGGCCAATCCCCAGATCTCGGGCGACCTCGTTCGCACGGCTGGCATCGGCAACGTGGCTGGGTTCAACATTAACCAGTACAGCGCAGTCCCCGGAAACAGCATCACCTTGGGCGGATTCTTCGCCCAACAGGAAGCACTCTTGATCGCAGCCCGCGTTCCGGAAGTGCCGACGGGCGTGAGCATCCCCGGAGACATCTCTGTGGTGACTGAGCCTAGGACTGGCCTGTCGGTGCAGGTTCGCGAGTACTACGACGTGGTGCTCGGCAAACTGCAACGCACCTACGCCCTGATCTACGGCGTGAAGGCCGGAGAAACCTCCAGCCTCGTACGTATCAACGGTAGCTAATTCACTCGGGGAGGGCGGTGGGCCAATCGGCTCACCGCCCTTTCCACTTTAAGAAATCCTCTCATGTCTGAATTTACGGAATGCCTCAAAGAAAGTTTGGCCGCCCTTTACGACCAAACGGGCACGGCGGCGACCATCGGATCGACAAGCGTTACTGGCATTCTTTCCACGACTACACGCAAGGAAGCGGTCGAGCTGGGCGGGTTTGACCTAGATCTTAATAGCACTTTCACCATTGATATCACAGGGATCGCTACGGCCCCCACGATCGGCTCAGTCCTAGTGGCTAACTCAGTCAGTTTCCGCATCGTGACCTTGGATACATCAATCGGCAGTTACGTCTTGGGCTTGCGAGAGTTTTAGCATGGCCACTCGAAATCCTAAAATTTCCCTTTACCTGATTGCTGGCCATGAAGCCCAATTTATCGACCGCTGCCTGAAGGCGTTTCAGCCTGTGTGCGACGAGATAGTCGTGTGCATGGCTCAGGGTGGCCGGCCTGATGACGGCACCCGATCGATAGCAGAAAAGTCAGGTGCCAAAATAGTCGAGTATCACAACGCACCGGCCGCAGCATCATGGCAACACATCGATAACTTTGCCGCCGCTAGGAACTGCGCATTGAATGCGTGTACTGGCGACTACGCATTCTGGGTGGATTGCGATGACCTGCCTCATAAAGACCTCAAAAACGCTCTTAAAAGGGCCGTAGAAGCATTTGAACAGAATCCCAAGCTCGGCATCTACGCAGGCGTTTATAACGTTATAAACGCCAAATTAACCCCAGTAAGGGAAAGAATGGTTAAGCGGTTAGAGGATGGGCAGTGGTCGGGCCGGTGGCACTACGCCGTCCATGAGGCGCTGTTGCCTAATGCTGGGCTGGAATCTGTGGGCGAGCAGGCGGTGTGGGTGGAGCATCACCCTGGCGGCTACAAACCAAACAGCGCCGACCGCAATCTACGCATCTTGCAGGGCCAGCTTAGTGAGGCGGGCAAGTATGCTTACTACTTTCAGCAGGAGCTTTTTTTGGGCAATAAGCGGAACGAGTCTCTGCCATGGTCGCACGTGGCCGCAATCTGGCCAGGGCAAGAAGCGACGCTGGCTTATGAAGCGGCCTGCAATGAGGCCGCCGCCACGCAAGATCGCACCGTTAGGATTGGCCTATATCACAAGGCGCATCAGATGAATCCTGGGCGCAGGGAAGCCATTTACTTTTTAGCCAGGGAAGAGGCCAGCGTGGGCGCATGGCTTCAGGCTTATCATTTATTAAAATCTGCGATGGTTCAGCCCGACCCGGGCCTAAAGATCTGGAACGCCCAACGCACCGTCTATGACTTTGAGTGCATCGATCTTTACTTGGCGGCCTGCCGAGCTGTGGGCGATGCCACCGAGGCCGACAAGATCGAGAAAATGTGGAGAGCGCAGAAGCCGGTCAAGATCACGGTCTGTCACGCCACCCGTGGGCGCCCGCAAGAAGCGATCAACGCCCGCATCTTGTGGATGAAAAAGGCAGCAGATCCTGCCTCGGTAGAGTGGATTTTTTCGTGCGACAATAACGACCCTAGCTCTGAGCCGCTAAAAAATTGGAACTTAGTTAAGGGTGATGGCGGTTGCGTTGCCGCTTGGAATCGAGCCGCAGCCATAGCCCGGGGCGAGATCATCATCCAAGGATCTGACGACTGGGATCCTCCTCTGCACTGGGATGCAATCATCACCGAACGCCTGGGCGACTCCAGCAAGCCCGCAGTGCTGGCGATCTCTGACGGCCATCGTAAGGACGATCTGCTTTGCATGGCGATCCTGACGAAAGCTAGGCTGGCACAGCAGGGCACGTTATTTGCGGCTGAATATGACGCCTGCTCTGGCATATTTAGCGACAACGAATTTAGCAAACGAGCCGCCGAAGCGGGCGTAGTCATACCCGCAAAAGATATCGTCTTTACCCACAATAATCCGCTGTTCACCGGGGCAACTCAGGACGCGGAATTTAAACGGCATAACGCCAAGGAAAACTATGAGCTGGGCGAGAAGATATTTAAGGATCGCAATCCGTGATTGAAGGATACCGCAGGATTCACGGCGGCCACTGGTGGCAAGAAGAGCGCACCGGCCAGAGCCCGTCGTACGACATCTCGTACGTGAAAGAACGTTACGACACCTACACAACCACGCAGGCGATGAGCGCTTTGCGGTACGACGTAATCCGTTCTTACTTTGGCAGTTTTTCAAGCGTGCTGGATGTTGGTTATGGCAACGGCGATTTTCTGCGCCATTGCCATGCCAGAGATCACAAGGCTTTTGGTTACGACATCAGCGGGTATCCGCTTCCTGCCGGAGTCGAGCGTAGCGAAACCATGTCGAAGTCAGTAAGCATCGTCACATTCTTCGACAGCTTGGAACACTTTGAAGATGCGGATTTAAGCGGAACACTTCGTGGCCTGCGGGCAGAGGCGGTCGTGATCTCTTGCCCGTTGCTTCACGAAACCGCTGGCGCAGATTGTTTCCGCAACTGGAAACACCGCAGACCTAACGAACATTACCATCACTTTAATGAGCGGGGATTGCGAACCTTGCTTTCCTATTCTGACTACACCGTGACGTGGACGGGATGCCCAGAAGATCAGATACGCGGCACATTGCCTGACGGTAAATCAAACATCATCACCGTCATCGCTGAACGGAATTGAAAACGATCGTCTATCATCAGCGGTTAGGCGACGTGTTGCAGTGCCTGCCAGCCGCCAAGTATCTAGCTCAAGAGGACGAAGTGCAGATTGAGTGTTTGCCACAATACGCAGGCGCTCTCGATCTCGTTTCTTATGCGACTTGGGTGGCGCCAGGGGAAGGCAAAGGGGAACGTATCGAGCTGGAAATTTGGCCGAATCGATACAACTCTTTCAGGCAGTCGGGCCTTTCTTGGATGGATTTCGTTTATCAACACCCAGCGATTGAAGGGGCTGATCGCAAGATCGTTCTGGATTGCGTTCCGGATGGGCCACCGCCGGGGCTGCCCGATCAATACAACCTTCTTGCACCGCTGGGTATCAGCCAAGCATGGAATTACCCAACGCTCGATATTCTAGATAAAGCAGAAAAGCTCATGGGCGATTATTTGATTATGTGCGAGAGAAAATACTATTTTTATAAAAGACATTGGACGGCTCAATCTATCGTTGAAATGGCGCAAGCCATTAAACACGCCGACAAGTTTATGACGATTAACTCAGCGCCTGCCGTGCTGGCGTCTGCCTTGCGCCAAGACTGCCCTACATACTTCCTGCCTCAGAAAGAACGATGGGCGCAGGACAACGTTGCTCCTTGGTCTGGTCGCGTTGACGTGGATCTATAACCATGCCAGCCGTCACCATGCTCGATCGTTTGATTGAATCCGCCTTTAGTGAGCTATTAAGCGCCACAGTCACCGGGGTGAACTACCACTTATCTCACGACAAGACCGAGAACTTGCCGCCGTCCATCGTGATTAAGGCCACCCTGGGCACAGAGGAGCCGGTGCAGGGATCTGGCGTATTCAGCGTCCCGGTAGATATTATTGTCGAGGATTCTTATGACGATACCACCGTCGATGCTCATACCCAGAAGTGCAGCAAGGTGTTACAGGCTTTCTATGATTCTAGCTCACTA